GCATTCATTGAGGAAAGCAAACTCGGACTGGAAGGAGGTTGGATCGGGGACATCAGTGGATTCGACATCAAGTTCATTTGTTCCGTGTTCCAGAAATTCTCCGTCTTTCTTGACATAGGTGAGCGAAGCTGCCGGGTTTCTTGCTGCTTGGACGTTTGGATGGTATGATCTAAAGTCAAAAAAACGTGGTCCAAGTTCCCTTCTTGACTGAAATTTGACGAAAGCGTGATAATGGGTGTTTCCGTCTTCATGTAATTCTTTGGCAACACAAGTGTAAGCTCCGTTCTTCGATTTGATGAATTCAAAGATTTCTTGATGGTCAGCTGGACATTGTGCGTACGTAATAAAGAAACATTTTCCTCGGCATCTGAATGAATTGGCAGCATTTTCTCTTGGCATCCCCACGTATAAAAATATGCAAAAGTCCTAAGGGGGGTGGGGATTTGGGGGCACAATATATAATATTACGTGCCCCCTGCGCTAAAAAGCACTTATGGGATGTGGCGTTCGACCCCGGCAATACTATAAATAGGACTTATGGGACACAATACCCCTGCTTTGAAATATGAAGAGAAAGTATGGAAGCGGATTGTTGTATGGAGCTGGAGCGATGTACAATGCTTATAGAAGCAATAAAAGGATTAAACGCGGCCCTAAAACGTCGTATAAAAGCAATATTAAAACAAGTCGTTCGTTTGCTAAGACGAAGCGTCGAGGGAGACGGTCGGTTGGTTATGGACAAGGTGGAACGACTACTGGAGTTAACACAGTTGTCCTCCGCAACAAGCGAAGACAAGGCTGGACAAAGTCAGCCTTAAAAGATATCAGCGAAAGAAGATATCAAGTAATCAATGGATTAAGAGCATCAAGCGGTGTTGGATATCAAGGTCAATTACAGGCACATCTGTTGATAGGAACAGATTTGAATGCGTTGAAGACGGCAGAGTCTTTAACATTATATACCAAAATATACATTTCGCATGCTCAGTCTGACTATAGGATGCTAAACAACAGTAATGGAGTATTGAAAGTGATGATGTATTTCTGTATTCCCAGACGTGATAGTTCTCTATCACCATTGTCAGCATGGACTACAGGAAATGCTGATCAAAGTATGACTGGACAACAAGATCTAATTGGCTCAAAGCCGTTTCAAAGCCAAGAATTTACTAGTTTGTATTATGTAAAGAAGGTGAAGACAATCGAGTTAGGACCTGGAGGTACATTTAATCAACGTGTTATAACAAAGGTTAATAAGTCCTACGATACTAGTTTGTATCGTAATGTTGAATATCTGAGACAGTTTACTGGATCAGTTATATTCGTAGTGAGCGGATTTCCGGCTAATGATGTGACAACAGTAAGTCAGGTAAGTACACAAGCGACAGCTTTGGACGTCGTTGAGGAACGGTTTATAAGTTATTATCCTATTCAACAGAAGAGTGTTGGTACAACCTATGTTGATAATCTGGTAAAGACATTTACTGTGGCTGGTAAAGTGTATACTGAGGCTGGTGCTACAGAACAAACCGGAGATGTTGCTTAATAATAATAAAGACTAAGAGATATATAAGAGATGGTGTTCGCGTGAGCGAGCACACTAAAGTATAATTTTATTGTATTGTATTCTTCTTCCTATTGCGTTGTCACTGGAACGAGACCCAAACATATCTACATTGGTAGTAAAGCATTTAGGAACCATGGATGGTATTTGAGCTACTCCGTAACGAACGTGCACCTGCTGTGGATTTTCACGGTCAAGCAAGAAGATCCAAGTACTCCTGGGCAGGTGATCGAAGTTCATGTCGTCGAACAGAATGCTCTTGTGGATACTAGGATTATAGTGTCTAAGTAAATCTAAGTGTCTTACAAACAGAATAGGTTTCGGTAGTTTATACTTAGCCCACTCTGTTTTACCACATCCCGCTGGCCCTTCCAAGATTAACGATTTAGGACAACCTTCCCAATCAAAATCAAACGTCTGGAGGTTCCTGCAAACTCGAGAGGTGTACTGTTCATCGGTAGGCCCATCTCGAATGGTGTATGCGGCATCAGAAGCGTTAGCTAAAGCCCAAAAGCGTTGAGCATATCCGTACGGTATTTTCCTTTTGTGGCATTCATTGAGGAAAGCAAACTCGGACTGGAAGGAGGTTGGATCGGGGACATCA